TGACCCATCCAGCCTACGAGCAGACATCAGTAGGTACCCGTGAGGCCAGCGACGAGATCGAAAAGGCTATAGACGAGCAGCTGAAGCGCGAGGTCGGACATCAGGAAACCGACGATGAGCGAGAAGCCCGCGAGGCCAAGGAGCGTGAGGATCGCGAACTCGAAGAGCAGGCTGAGAAGGCACGCGTGATGCAGATGCACCGTCTGCGTAGTCAGCGACGCCACATCATTGAGAATGTGATTAATAAATTATAGTTTAACTTAAAATTTTAAGCGTTATGAAAAAGGATTTGACCTATTGCCAGAACCGCCATCACGAGATTCTGGTGGAGCTCGACAAGATGGACGAGCTCATCGAGAGAGAGAACCGCGCCTTCACTAAAGAGGAGGTGGAGAAGTACGAATCCCTGATGCGTGAGGACAATCGTCTGAACGGCATCATCGAGGGAATGCTGACCGGGAAAAAGCTGGAGGAGCACCGCGAGCGCAAGGCTAAGAGCCAGATTCTGCGCGAGCTCTTCATAAAGTGCCGCGAGGACAAGGTTGCTCTGGCCGAGGATATGCACGATCGTGAGGCTGCCAACAGCACCACCATCCTGCTGAACCCTGCCGCTGGTAATACCAAGGCCAACATCGAGGCATCTGGTGCAATCCCCCTCACCATCCACGAGCTCATCGACACCAAGGTTCCTGGTCTGGAACTCCCTGGCGATCTGAAGCTGCTGACTGGCGTGACTGGCAATCAGGTATGGCCATATGCCATCGACGACGTAGAGTTCACCGTTGCAGGTGAGGTAGAGAAGATTGGCGAGCAGAACCTCAGTTTCGCTAACCTGACCGCTAACCCCGAGCACGTTGCTGCCGCTCTCGCTGTATCTAACAACGCCATTGACAATTCCGACTTCGACCTGTACTCGTTCTGCCAGTACAAGATGACTAAGGGCCTGGCCAAGTTCAAGGCTCTGTACATCTACAGCCACTGTGCATTCGAGCACAACCTGAAGCCTATCTTCTCGATGGTTGACGTTGAGGAGATCACTCTGGATGAGAACTTCGGCAAGAACCTCGCCCTGAAGATCGCTGAGATGTGGGACAAGGGTTTCGAGGGCGACCCCTGGCTGACCTTCGACAAGACCATGGAGACCGAGATGATGTTCCAGCGTCGTCTGCCTGGTCAGATCGGCGACCGCACCGTCATTCAGGATGGAAAGTGCCTTGGTCACTCTTACACCATCAGCCCATTCATCAACTATGCTCTGGATGGCAATGGTGTTCCAAAGCCCGACGGCAACCACTACATCGGTATTGGTCACTGGGGATACTGCGCCTTCCAGCAGCATGGAGTATTTAGAGCTACGGTCGATGCAACTTCTGCCGAAGTCGCAAAGCGTAATACCACCGTGCTCACTGTCTCGACGAATTTCTCAATTTCAGAATTGAGTAAGCTCGTGAACGGCAAGAACGGAAAGCCTCAGGCATTTAAGTTGCTGAAGGTTGTGTCATCTGTCTCAAGCTCTGAAATCTAAAATCTCTCATGGTTCCTCCTTCTGGGTTTCAACCCCGACGGGCTGCTCCGATGCGCAGCAAAGGTTGTCAACCCGTCGGCTCCCCAGAATGGTTGGAAATAATATGTAAGTATTCACCACAAATCGCACGGATATGCAAGAACTCGACGAGATCATCTACGCGGCCCTGACTGCAAATACGGCACTCATGACGGAAGTAGGCGGACACATTAAGTCTACCTGTTTCGAGGTGCCTCCGACCAGCGAGGACAATGTGCCGCTGCCCTACATCATCGTTACCGACGATCCTTGGCAAAACGAGCAGGAATCAAAGGACGATGAATGGGAGAGTGACAGCGACATTGTGCAGGCCAGCGTGATTATCAATGCTAAGAGCCCAAAGGACGTGAAACGCCTGCGCAGGCAAATCCGCCACATCATAGCCGAGTATGTCGAAGATATGGAGTATGAAGCAAGACCAGAGCTCCGATCGTTGTCTAACGACGGAATCTCATGGGACTGGACGAAGCCATGCTACTTCGATACTTTGCATTATCAATGTGAAATGTACTTAAACATCGAAGACAATGAGCAAGATTAGAGGCCAGCACTTCAGACTATTCGTTGATTCAGCGGCAGTCCCTGAGGAGACCAACGTCAGCATCACGCTGTCTGGCAATACGGAGGACACAAGCTCGAAAGACACAGAAGGTCTGTATGCAAAAGAAGATGTGGTATCGACTGCATGGAGCGCGCAGGTGGATAGTTATCAGGCTGAACCATCGCAGCTTCGCGCCATCCTCACCACGTTCAATGCCGCCGCACCCGTTGCCGTAGGTTGGGATCAGACCGCAGGTTCTCAGAACCGCGTGGCTCAGAATGCCAACTTCAAGCGAAGCGGTCAGGCTCTGCTTAACGACTTCTCCATGCAGTTCGACGACAGAACGGCCGTCAATGTTTCACTTCAGTTCCAGGGTACAGGAGCCCTCAGTTAAGCTATGAAAAGAGGACAATACTATCGACTGCTTCTGGCAGCAGCGGCCAATCCATCGAAGGTGATTGCAGCCGCCAAAACGATGTCGCTCCACGGATCGGCTCAGACTGAGCAGAGCTCAACCAAGGACACCACGGGCGATGCTCTGGAGTATGAGGTGACGGGGCAGACATACGACATCAGCGGATCAGCACTCGTTCTGACTCCGGCCGATGCACTGAACACCGGCGCGAACTCTGTGAACGACATGGAGGGTTACGTGACCAACCAGCTGCTTTATTGGCGCATCTGTCTCATGGAGGGCGAGCACAATCGCACCGTCGTGGAAGAGATTGCCAGTGGTCAGTGCAAATGCACCCAGTTGCAGTTGCAGGGCCAGAACAAGCAGACCGCATCTTACAACTACACGCTTCAGGGTTACGGAGCCATTACGATTGGTCAGGCACCAGCCGCCAACGTATCCGGCACTCGCGGTGGAAAGTAAGACACTCTAGACAGGCTACTTCAGCCATCTTTACGCGTTATATTTTTCAATTCGCCCGCCGAGGCATCCTTCATGCACGGCGGGCTTTTAACACCCAGAAGATATGAACCCAGAACGAACCATCAACATCTGTGGCCAGGAAGTTCGGATGCGCTATTGCGCAGCAACTGAGACAGGCTTCGAGGCACTCTCAGGAAAGAAGATAGAAATCTTCACGCCCACCGTCTTGGAATACGACGAGCACGGCAAGCCAGTGAAGATAGAGCAGCCAAAGGCCAGCAGTGACGACTACATCAAGTTGGCGATGTCAGCTATTGTGTCAGCCTATGCACGCAACAACGAAGAGCCACCAATCACAGCCGATGCCATCATCTACGACGCAAACCCGCAAGAGGTGACGTTGCTCTTAACGACGGTCATCCAGATGAGAGCCGAGTGGTACCAGCTGCCAGCCACTATACCTGCAACTGAAACGGACGAACCAAAAGGCAAGAAGAAAAGAAAAAACGTCTAACGGCCTGCGACTTGTACCAACAAGTTGTGGGCGAAATGGGAAGAAACCGCCGCGACTATCTCTATGAGATGGAGTATTGGGAAATCGTTCTCATCATTCGCGGCTACCGTAGGCGCAACATCCTTCAATATCAACTGCAACGCCAGCAGATATTTGCTTCGACTTTTGCCTTCGCCGGCAACAAGGACAACAAGAAACCTGAAGACCTCGTTCCGATGTACTTCGATCATTACATTGACATGTCAGAGGAAGCCATCACAGAGGAAGAGCAGAACGAACTGCTGGACGAAATTGCAGAAATCAATGCATTTAACGAACAAAATCAAAATCAACAACAACAATGAATACACTTGTAATCATAGCAATCACGCTGCTTGTGGCTTACACGATCATTCTCTGCGTCGTGAATAAACACATCCCCGATTCTCTGAGTCAGTCGGTGTTCTTCTTGCCGCAGTCGGCATCATGGATATGGACGGTAGTGATAGGCTTTGTAGGATTCGCAGTAATGCCGGCCATCATCGAAAAGACTCCAATCAATTGGCAATTCCTCGCGTTCATCGCTTGCTTCGGACTCATCCTGGTAGCCGTTGCGCCGCTTTTGCCAAACAAAGAGTCAGAAGGTGGAATCGATACAAGCGACCTCGCCTATAAAGTCCACATGATAGGAGCCTTCACTTGTGCCATCTGCTCACAGGTGCTTGTAGCCATCTGCAAATGGTGGCTACTATTTGGGTGGATTCCTTGGTTGGCGGCAATGGCTTACACTATCAATGTCAGCCTCGCTCCTTGGCGCACGAAGGTCTTCTGGGCCGAGATGACATGCTTCGCAATTACGTTCGCTTATGTTTTGATATAGTCATTTTAAAGGGTTTTAGTCCCCGCTACGTGTTGGCGGGGATTTTTTATGGGGAAAAGTTTGGAAGTTTTAGGGGAATTTCCTATCTTTGCCGTCGGAACCAATTATCAACAGTTTATGGAAGTATTCGTAATTATTACATTTATCGTGGTGGTATCAATATACATATATTATGACCATCATCGCAGCATTCGCTATCGAGAGAAAATGGAAAAGGAGGCAATGATGCACGATCAGGAGCGTGCCAAGGAGATCGCACGTATGAACACGCTCATCTTTGTGAACGAGGTGAAGCACCAGGCCGCATTGGTTGGTGACCAAGCCACCATCGAAGCTGTGGATGCCGACAAATACGACGGGCCTATACCTTATGAGAAACATGGCCGATTTACGTCCATCTACCCCGACCGTCTGTTGATCCTCAGTATTGCCGGCATTAACTATCGTGGCAACCTGAGCGCATACGTGGGCGACTTCAAAGGAGTGCTGGTACCAGAGCCGAAGAATGACTACGACCCGAAGGCCATCAAGGTGGTGTGCGAGGATGGCAAGCACCTGGGTTATGTGCCGGAGTTTGAGACCGACCATGTGCGCAACCTGATTGGCGCAAACGTGAGCGATCCTTCATGGCGACACCGCATCACGGGAACCATCGAAGAATGCGAGGAGGACACATACGACGACAAGCCACGGAAATTCTTTGTTGGAGAAATATATATTACGAAATAAAGATGGGGAGCCCGCTGGCTCCCCTTAAATTTGATTCTATGTAATTTTTGAAATTCATGCAGCCTCACGGCTGGGTATATCTTACCAGTTCACCGGCTCATCCTCTACCCATTCATCATCGCCAGTGATGTTAATGTTTCTGCCAGCACCCACGATTCCACCTTGGTATGATGTGATGTGGTTCGTATGTATGGGCACATTTTGGATTGTCACCGAGCCGATAACAGATTCATCACCAGCGAGGAGTGCCGCCGTTACATCCGTCTGCCAAGCCTCCGATCCACTGATGGTATATACTGATACAATGAGATTCTGAGTACCGATGTAACTCGATGGGATATTTACAGCAATGGTCGAGGACGCGCTGG